ACTAGCCGATAAGGCTCAAATTTGGGTGCGCGTTAAAGATGTACCTAACCCTCGTCCAAAAGATGAGGTGTATATCAACGGCGAGAAATGGTATGTTGATCACATTTCCAACTTTGACGGTACGATGTATTGTTTGGAAATCGTCCATAACGTGAGGGCGGTGAGACCGTAATGAGTAATGAACCAATTACGATTACAGACACAGCCACACCGTATCTGAATTTCATCGCGGAAACCAAACCGGACTGGATGCGTAAAGCGTTAAAATCCACAGGGTGGATGATGCAAAAGGAAATTAAGCAGGGCATTCGGTCTGGTGCACCTGGTGGACGTAGGTATCCCAATTTCATGGCACCGGCTCGCCGGGCTGCGTTTGAGTCAGCATTCGGTGCTAAACTTCGCAAAGCATACCAAAGTGGAGGACGAGCTGAACGAGAGGCCTGGGGCTCTAAATCGCGAAATGCCTTACTTGATATGGGCATTAGCGCCAGGACAATCGGATACAGTCCTCTAGGTAAGTTGTCGAATGCAGTTGGATACCAATATGACAAGGGCAAGCAATCCGTCCGAGTTGGGTGGTTATCTAATTCGGCAAAAAGATTGGGTGAACGAATTGAAGAGGGATACACTAAGCAGATTACAGAGCCTATGCGTAAGAAGTTATTTGCTGCAGGTGTACCGTTACCGAAGGGAAAATCGATGTTCAAAATTCAGCCGCGTCATACTTATGGTCCTATGAAAGCAGCGTTACAGCCTAAGCTTAAACCTTATATCGAGGATAAGATAGGCGACTACGCTATATATGGACCGGCAGCACAATCTGCATCTCGACGTAACTACAAGGTAAGGTGATTTGATGCAACAGACAATTCCACTGTCGCGCATCGTTGAGCGATGGTCTGAGGCTCTAGCGAATGATGAGGCGTTGACTAAATTTTGCAATGACAAATACGGAAAGCCGGCCCAACTGTATGTCGGCTACGACGATGTCGATGCTCCTCTTGAGGATGATTGCCCTTGCATCATATTACTACCGAGTAATAAGAACGAAGGGCTTGCTGATACCTACACATACTCGTTAATGATTGTATGGGGTATCGTCCATAAAGGTGCAACTCGCGTTAAGAATATTATTCGATACGACGGAGCGCTAGAATCGGATAACCTAGGGCAGTTAATCATCGAATGCATTTGTAAGGTGAATCCAGCGTTTCCGGTAATCGGCATTGATTATGAACTTGATAGCATGAATTGGCGCCCGGTGTTCACCGGACGTTTAACAGCTACTATAGAGATTCCGCATGTAATCGGCGGGAATATTGAATATTAAAGGAGGAAATGCATATGGCAACAGCAAAACGTGCACAGGGTTCTCAATCCCATGTGGCGATTGCGTTTGAGGCGGATTTTGGTACAACGCCATCCACTGGCGGTGTAATCACGCCAATCATATCTAGCTCCGTGAAAGCTAGTCAAAACTTAAATGACTCCACTGTGATACGTGGTGATCGTAATCCTGCAGCGCCATTCCGTGGCAACATTGACACGTCCGGTAGTTTAACCGTGCCTGTTGGTGTTATTGACATCGGATACTGGTTAAAGGCTGCATTCGGGCAACCGACTTCTAATACAACTGGCCAAGCGCCAAATAAGAAGTCTGAGCATATATTTAAAATCGGCAACACAATGCCATCATTAACTATTGAACAGGGCTACCCTGATGTTAATGTGTTCCAACAATTTGCAGGTGTGCGGGTTAGTAAATTAGGCTTTAAGTTTGGCGGTGACTCCGAACTTACGGCATCTGTGGATGTAATGGGCTGTAAGGAAACATTAGCGGCCGCTACATTCGATGCTGCAGCTAAGGCAGTTAATTTCTTACCGTTCCAAAATCTTAATGCAACTATCAAAGAGGGCGGCGTTACTGTGGCCAATATTTTAAGTTGCGATATCAACTTTGACTTTGGCTTGGATGGTGATTCTTACGCTATTGGTGGTAAAGGCTTTAGAACATACATCGACCCAGGTATTGTGTCAATTTCCGGGACGATTAAAGCGTTCTTCCAAAATAAGGACCTTTTAAACAAAGCCGTTAACGGTACGGAATCTAGCTTGGAATTACAACTTACACAAGATGACTGGACATTAACATTCAAGTTGCCTGAACTTGTTTACGAACGACAATCTCCAGGTATCGACGGACCTCGTGGCGTCAATATTGAATTGCCGTTTAAAGCATACTATCGTGCAGATGCTGGTCGTTCCGCATCCATCATTACATTAGTTAATAATCAAGAACAATACTAGGAGGTGCCCATATGGCATTTGAAGATATTCAAGTAAGAGGTTTGACATTTGCTGAACGTAGCGAATTGATTAAGGCTGAATTAGATCCGTTATACACACCTCTTCCGGAAGAAACTTCTGAACCGGCTAAATTATTGTGGTATCGCGATTTAGCCGAATGGATTATGAAAAATGTGTATAAGATGTCTGATAGTGAAATCGCAGAAGCACCTAACGATGGCGTTATGGAATTAGCAATTGAAACTATGCGTTTCACTAATGAAAAAAAGGCTGAAATCGAAAAAAACTAATTGATGCGTGGAGTTGGCTCAACTCCGATAAACCAAAATACTGCTCTGATTGCATCAAGATGCAACGCGAGACCAAACAGAATTTTGACTGCTCGGAGTGTGAGTTCAATTCCCCGCACCAATTAGATGGAACGAGACAAGCAATGCGAGTATACAATGCTAGTCGTATGCAACGACGATGGCATTCAGGCGGTATTGCTGGATTCGATATGCCTGCGGTGTTAGAAGTGGCGAGGGCTTACGGCATCGAGCCACTACCGCACCTTATCGATTTGCTTGTAATCTTGGAGGCTAAAGAGTTGGAGGTGGCGCACAAGAATGGCCAATAATTTAATTGATATTGTCGTTCAGCTGACCGATAAGAATACGGAAGCAGGACTCAAGAAAATTACAGCTAGTGCCGAAGGCGCCAAATCCGCCCTTGGCAAAATGAAGAATGACCTCATGGCGATAGGTGCCGGTGTTGGTGTTGTAGGCATCGGTGCCAAATTAGCCAAAGAGGCTATTCAATGGGATGTAGCCGTTAAGAAATTATCCGGTATCACTGGTGCTACGGCAAAAGAAACCAGTGAACTATTAGCAGTAGCTAATTACATGGGTATTGCTATGGAAGATAGCGCTGGTGCATTTGCTAAGTTTTCAAAAAACGTCGGAGCGGCCAAGGAAAAAATGGAAGTCGCTCGGGCAGAGGGAAAACTCGGCACTGATATATTTAGTAAATTAGGCTACACGCTTGAACAGATTCAAGGTAAGAATACCGTTGAAGTGTTCAAGATGATACAAGAACGATTAAGAGGGATGAAGGACGGGGCTGAAAAGACTCGTGTCGAAATGGAACTCTTTGGACGTACTGGGTATCAGATGCACGCCATGCTTAATATGTCCGCTGAACAGATGGACAAAGTGGCTGAACGTGCCAAGGCAATGGGGCTTATCATCGACGATGAGACTGCAGCTAAATCTGCAAAGCTAAATCGGGAATTAAAAGATTTAGAGAATACAGGGAAAAGGCTTGCAGTATCTATCGGCCATGAGTTAGTTCCTGTTTTTAATGACTACGCAAATGGCGTGTTAGACGTTGCTAAAGAATTCGAGTCGATGACTGCTGAGCAAAAGGAAGCTATCGGCGGAATTGTTAAATTCGGTGCAGAAGCTGGGGCAGTAATCATAGTCATGAGGTCGCTAACTAGCGCACTCGGATTTATGCGATTAGCTACAATTGCTGCTGCAGGTCCTTGGGTAACATTGGCTACGGTAGCAGGGCTCGCAGCTAAGAACATATATGATGCAGCGTATGCATCTAAAACTGCAGGTTCTTATCTAAATGTAGAAGTTGACGGTAAGCGTATTCACAAAAATACGAATTCAACAGCAGGAATATCTGATAAGTTTAGGGAATCACATGACGCACGTTATTGGATAGAAGACTCAGCTTTATTCGGATTTATTAAAAATGACCGACTAGCCACTAAAGAAGAAGGCGCTAGAATCGATGCGGCTTTAAAGCAAAAAGAAGAGGCGGATGCTGCGAAAGCGAAACTCGATGAAGATCTTGCAAAAGCGAAAGAGGACCTTGCTAATGGCGGATTAACGAATACCGAAGCTATCAATAAGGCAAATGAGGAAGCAGCGAAAGCGGCTAAAGCCCAAGAGCAGGCAGCTAAGAAAGCCCAACAAGCGGCTGAAAAGTTGACGAGTGCAGTGGAACGCATGGCCGATTTGTATCGGTCACTTACTTTACAAAGCCTACAAATTGACGGCAGTCAATACGAAATTGATAAGTTAACTGCTAAGAACCAGTTTGAAGCCAACAATAAGAATATCCGTGATATCATCCGTTCTGTTTCTGGATTGAGCGGAGGCGTCACCGGAGAAGCCGTGAGTGTGCTAGACGCAGCCAATGAACAACTCGGCAAGGCATACGAGTTAGGCGCAGATGGTACATGGGCAACGGATTGCGGAAAGCTGTTCTCTGATTCGGTATTGCAGGCATTTGGTAAGGACGTACCTAGATATGTCCCATCTATCATGGACGCAGCAAGAGCCGCTGGTGCTTGGCATGATGAGGGCGATGGATATGTTCCTAAAGCCGGAGATGGTGTGGTTGTACTTGGCGATAATCATATTGTAATTAGTGACGGAAACGGCGGATATACTGGCGCTAATTCAAGCACAGGTGTAATTGCCAAACCATCTGTTACAGGCGATTTTGGTGCTATTACAGGGTACGTAGACACTAGCTTATTAGCAGGTGCTTCGAGTTCTATGGCTGATACAGCAGGTAGTGCGGCAAACGCTAAGAAGCTTGCTGAGTCAAATCTAACCGCCCAAGTTAGAGCTAAGAATGAGGAGTTGTACCAAAAGCGACTTGCTGAAGCCGAACGCAATCAGACTATCCGTGTTCGTAAGATGAACGAGGATATCAAGAAACTCGATCTCGAACGCACAGGCGACCGCTTGCAATTACTCAAAGCTGAAGCCGAAGCACAAAAGGCGCAGATTGATGATAACGTCCGTGAGTATACAAAAGCTGTAGGCGATAAGGAACTTGCTGAAAAGAAAGCTCAAGCAGAGCGCCTAAAATTGGCATCTGACACCGAGCAGAAAATCAGAGAGTTAGCATATACCCAAACGAGTGAAACCGTTGACCACTTAACCAATATGGTCACTCTTGGTCGATTGTCTCGTAGTGATGCGGACGCGCTACTTGCTGAAGAGTTAAAGACCTATATTGACTATGCACGTAGCGAAGTCAATGAGGCCCAGTTAACGGCTACTCAAAGGCTGCAGATTGAAAAGAACCTATTAGAGTCCCAGCAGAAGCTATGGGAACTCGCAGGTCGCAGTTTGAAAACAAGCCTACAAGAAGCTGCACGGCAATATAAGCAAGAGACTACCAATTATGCTGATTTAGCGAAGTCTACTTTTGATAGTACGATGAGTTCTATCAACTCGGCATGGACGAATAATCTCGAAGCTATGGCAACAGGAACGAAGTCATTTAGTAAAGGTATTAAGGACATATTTAAGGATATGACGAACGCCATTATTAAGATGATGATTCAGTTAACGTTCCAACAATACATCATGCCTAAGTTGCAAGGATTATTTGGTGGTGCAGTAAGTGGTATTGGCTCACTAGGTGCTGCAAAAGGGACATCGTCCTTTGCCGGCGGTAGTTCGTTTAGTTCTGCATTTACAGGAAATCGATTCGCTGCCGGAGGAAAAACGAATCCAGGGCTTATGTTGGTTGGTGAAAACGGACCAGAACTATTACAGTCCTCTGGATCCCATCGTATTTACACAGCAAGCGAAACCCGTAGATTAATGGGCGGCGGAGCTACAAGTAATAACGTGGTTGTTAACATTGTTAATCAGTCTGGCCAAGAACTCGAAAGCAAGCAACAGAACTCTCGGTTTGATGGTGAGAATTATGTTATCGATGTAGTAGTTCGTGCTATGGAATCAAACAAAGGAGGTATGCGTGACGCCATCAAGGCATCCGCAGTATAACTATGGCAGTATTTCCAGATATTCGATGGCCGATATACCCAATTCAGGAGACTACTCCAGATATTTCGTATAAAGGCCAAGTTGAAAACATGACGCTAATCACCAGGAAAAAGACGACAAAGACTCGGCGGACATATTCCGTAGGGTACAAGTTGCCAACAGCTGATTATTATAAACTTCGGTCATTCTTCGATGAAGTCAACTGCTCCGGTATATTCGCTTGGGTTCATCCGGAAACACGGGAAACACTAAATGTACGATTTGCTGATCAGTTAGACTTTGCGGCGAATGACTACGGAGTGTGGATGGGAACCGTGAAATTACAGGAGGTATAACATGTTACCACTCTCAACGGCATCGATTTTAGAGAAAAACCAAATATCGGCCACAGGTGTGTGGTTAATGCTGTTAGAAATATCCTATAAAGGGGATACGATTCGATTGGTATACAATACGGAGAATATCCAATTTCAAGGCAATACCTATATTGCATTTCCATTCACCATTCAAGATGTTACAGAGAATGCGACGGATTTACCTAATATCAAGCTGTCTGTGTCTAACGTGACTCGTACAATTCAGCGTATGGCAGAGTCTAATAATGGATTCACTGGAGCCAATATCATCATTCGTGTAGTGAATACGAACATACCTGATGTGTGCGAGCAAGAGGAGCATTTCGTAATTACGGGAACTCATGCAAACGCAGAATGGATGGAGTTTACACTGGGTACTGACTTTAGCTTTACTCGACGATTCCCGTTAATCCGTGTGATGAAGGATTTCTGCCCGTTCAAATTTAAAGGGGTTCAGTGTGGATATAAGGGGCGTGAAAACCAGTGCAATAAAACCCTAGCGCGATGTCGTGAATTGGGGAACAGTACTCGATTTGGAGGAGAACCTACTATTCCGCAAGGAGGACTATATGCATCCAATAAGTGATTTGACTGATATGATAGGTACCCCATTCTCGGAAATGAAATGCTGGGATGTAGTTGTTGAGGTATATCGGCGTAGTGGAATACCACTACCCGAATATACCCAAATCCAAATGGATGAATGGCGTGAGGTTCGTGAGCCAATGCCAGGGAGCGTTTTGGTATTTGCTCTATATGGTAAAAATCTCGATCATGTAGGGGTTTATCTTGGTGAAGGTAAATTTATACACGCTACTGAACACAGCGGCACCTGTATAGAGCACATATCAAAGTATGTGCCTCGATTGAAGCACATTTATGAAAGGAAGGAGTAGCAGATGGTTAATGTAATCATTGTAAATAATCCGTTCAAGCCAGAGCAACGGGATACAAAATATTTGCCATTTAAACAGGGCAAGCCTATCAGCTATTACTTCAGTGCACCTGGTGAATGGGCGTACTCAGTAAATGGACATGAGGCGGCACCAGATACAGTTGTAAATGATGAAGATTACATTGTAGTAATGCCCCGAGTTGAGGGTAAGTTCTTTGGTGTTCTTCTATCGATAGGGATGGCTGCATTTACCGGTGGTATCGCTTCGGGTGCTATCTTTGGTATCAAAAGCTTAATTTGGCGGTCAATAATTGCTATGGCGGTAGGGATGATAGGTAATGTTATCATTTCAAAGTTAACTGCTCCTAAGGTTGACCGTTCGAATTCCGAACAGTCAAATACATATGGCTGGGGAGGTACCGAAACTGTTACTGGGCAGGGCTACCCTTTAGCCGTGACGTATGGCCGGATGAAAAGCGCTGGGTTATTATTATCCCGCCATGTAATTAGTGATGGTGAAAAGCAATATCTTAACCTTTTATATTGTGCAGGTGAGGGCGAATTATCAAAAATAGAAGATATTCGTATTAATGCTAACCCAATCAGTAATTATAAAGATGTGCAGGTGGATATCAGAAAGGGCACAAATGACCAAACAGTTATCCCAAATTTCAATGATAACTTTGCGGATCAATCCCTAAACTATGAATTGACTGAATCATGGAATACACAACAGGTACAAGGCGATGCGTGTGACGCGATAGAGTTAACTGTTGGATTCCCAAACGGATTATATTATTCAAATGATAGCGGCGGCGCTGACCGGACGTCTGTCACTTTGAAAGCAGAAATTCGTAAGGTAGGCGATGAGTCCTGGCAGGCATTACCTTTAGCAAATCAAAAGGGCATGGCCGGTCATATTAAGCGCCGCGATGCGTGGAACTTTATCAAGTCGGATAATAGCGTGACGAATACATCCGATTATGCAGGGCGAATTGAAGAGGCGACAAATAATGCGTTTTATCGTGTGTTTCGATTTGATAATCTCGAAAAGGCTCGCTATGAAATCCGTATGCGATGCAGTGCAAAAGATGGGAAAAGCCTGCGCCATGTCAATAAGGTCTACTGGGTGCAGCTAACCCAAATTATTTATGATGATTTTGTGCATCCAGGGAAAGCCCTCATTGGGATTAAGGCTTTGGCTACATCTCAGCTAAGCGGTACCGATCCAAAAGTGACATGGATTCAAGAGCGCTCAGAGGTTTATGTGTTCAATCCGTATATCAATAAGTATGAAGCACAACCAGCTAATAATCCGGCTTGGGCTGCTTATGATTTAATCCACATCTGCCGTAAGATTGGCGGTGAATATATTGTATTCGGACAGCCCCATATGCGCCTTGACTATAACGCATTTAAGGCATGGGCAGATAAGTGCAAAACAAATGGGTTTACATTCAACTATATATACGACACCGCTATGCGATTATGGGATGCGTTAAAGTATCCAGAGGCGGTAGGTCGAGGGAAAGTAATTCCTGTAGGAACCAGGTTCACATGTGTTAGTGATTATCAATCTACACCGGTACAGTTGTTTACTGTAGCCAATATAAAACATGGCAGCTTTACTGAAGAGTTTCAAGGTGTGGAGGCTAGGGCTAACTCTGTTGAAATATCGTTCCTTAACAAGGATAAGGATTATGAGCGAGACGTCATTCCAGTATATGGGGATACTTACGACGAGTCGGATACGCTAACAAATCCGGCACAAGTTGAACTCATGGGGTGCACCAGTCTTGAGCAGGCCTATAAACACGGTAAGCATTTCTTGCGATGTAATAAATATGAAATACGTACTGTGACAATAGAGGCGTTTACGGATGCCATAGCGTGCACGGTAGGAGATATTATTTTAATTCAGCACGACATACCTGAATGGGGCGAGGGCGGTCGTGTGGTTGCGGTAAGTGGCCAGACAATTACACTTGACAAGGAAGTGTCGGTACAACCAGGGCAGAATTATCAGTTGCTAATTCGTAGCAACTCTACGGATATCGTTTCTACGTTTAACGTAGTAAATGTATCAGGTCTCAATGTGATTGTTAAAGAGGCTATACCGGTGCAGCCTGATGCGGTATATGCATTCGGAGAGGTCTCCAAATCGGCTAAGCCATTTCGTGTGTTGGCTATTACAAAGACACTATCAGAAATGACTCGTAAGATCCAATGCATGGAATATTATCCAGAACTCTATGTATCAGATGATGGCACGGTGCCAAGTATTGATTATACGAATCACGGTGCATCTGATATTCAATCAGTAGGGTTAGTGAGCGATGTCTATGGTGCTAATGGCATCATGTATTCACGTATAGGTGTAACGTGGCAGTTACCTCGCGATGGAAAAGTCTCAAACGTAGTCGTGAATTACCGAAACGTAAAAAGCGATACGTGGACATATATCGGAAACTACCCGGCATCCACAAATACTACCACGATATCTGATGTGCTGCTAGGTGCGACCTATGAGGTGCGGGTGCAGGCTATTAATGAGTTAGGACAGTTAACTACTGGCATAACAAAATCCATAGCCATACCTAAGATGCAAACGCCAGAGGATGTTCAGAATTTACACGTTATAAGTCGGTACAATCAAACGGCTGATAAAAGTGTTTACTACGACTTACAAGTGTTATTTGACCCGCCTAGTAATCCTGCCAATTTCGATGTGGCGGAGATTTGGTATCTCTTAAAGTCGAAGAGCGGAAAGCCTGTGCCAGGGCAAGAATGGCAGTACGCTGGCAGTAGTAATAGTCAGGTTATTATCAAATCATTAGGTCCAGGTGAGGAGTATAGAATCAAAGCGATTTCGGTTGACCGATTTGGTAACCGGGCAGAAACAGCTCAAATGGTTGATGTGATAGTCAAACCGATGGATGCGATACCCGATATGCCTAGCAACTTCGGTATTACTTTCGGTAGAAATGCCACCGCATCATGGGATGAGGTGCTGAATGCTGACGTCGACTATTACGAATTACGTACCGATAATAATCCTGGTAAAGATACGAAGGCTTTATTGGCAAGAGTTAAAGGTACATCTGCTGTACTTACCCTATCTAAACGAGCAGATACTGTTTATTTGTATGCTCGCAGCACGTTGGGCAAATACTCGACTGCAGCAACGTACGAGTATAACGTTCCGCAGTTGGCCGCGCCTAATCTTGTAGTAAAAAGCCAGTTAGGTGGATTTAATCTTTACTTCTCTACTAAGCCGGCACAAGCATATGCAATCAGATGCCACGTGATCGGAGATGAGCGCACTGATGATTTTGAAACTACTAGCACCATGCTGACGTATTCGAACTCTGCCGGAATATACCGGATACGTTGCTCGTTTGTTGATGTGTTCGGAGATGGACTTGTTAACGAGAAGCAAGTCGTGATTAAGACACAAATTGATGCGAGCTTGCTAGACCTTGAGTCTCTTGGATTGAATAAAGTTGATGAGCGAATTAAGGAACTTGATAAGAAATTCAATACGAATTCTGAAGAGACCACTAGAAGAATTACGAATTTGGCGTCACATACGGAATCTCGCATTACTGAGTTAGCTGGTAGCATCGATTTACAAGTTAAAAAAAGTATTGGCGAGATTGATGGTGGTGAGTTGGTGTCTCGCATTAACCTCAGTCAGTCCGGTGTATACATTGCAGGAAAATTGATTCACATCACTGGAGCGACTAAGTTCGATGATAACGTCATTGTTAATAAGATGATTCAGGCCAACGCAGTCACCGCCGATAAATTACAGGTTGAGAACTTAGCGGCGGTGTCCGGTACAATCGGGTTACTTCGCTCGAAAGAGACCGGCGCTCGTGTTGAGATTGAGGATAATCTTATTACAGGTTTTGATGATGATAACAACCCTCGGATTAAACTTGGGTGCTGGTAGGAGGTATTATGGAACCCCATGTATTAGCTTATGATGCTAACGGCAATATCATACTAAATCTGAAGGAAAGGCTCACACGTATCGAGGGGCGGATGTATGTATCTAACATCCCTAATCGACGTCAACAAATTACCGTGAACGGATTGCAGCCTGGTCAACATGTCTGGGCTGCAGCCATGGGACAGTACTTAGTGGCAGAGGTTAGGGGCAATATCATAACATATTATTTTGCAGTGTCCCAGGATGAATATAATATCAATCGTCAATTTAAAGATCTTACATATGAAGGGTGGCTGGCGTATGGAATTTATTAATATCCAGAATAAAGAAGGCGTCACGATTATAAACGATACCTATGACAATCTAGTATATCTTAGTTTTCCTAAACAAAAAGAGGCAGTTCTTTACACTGGGACAATGAGGGGGATAACGCCAACGGTTCAAATCCCGCTCAAGCCTGTAGCTTACACACCTATGCTGGTGCCTACAAATAAATACCAATATGGATATAATGCGGGGGATGCTAATGTAATCCAGGTCTTTTATGTCACTAATTACGCATATCATGGTGATGCACCTCTTATAGCAGTATCAGTTCCACAAGGATATGAATTTGCGGCTCAATGGGTTCATAAACGTCGTGAGCGATTAATGGTGCTGGTAGTGGATGTAATTAAGCCAGGCGAAAAGGTAACACAAGCAATAATTGACGAAGTGAAAGCTGGCATCAAGTTCTATTGTTTTGGTTACTTTGAGGACGTTACGGCTAATGCAGACACGCCTCGTATTCGATTTGTTGATAAGGTAGGAAGTAGTAAGCCTAATACGGCATTGCAAGTTCTTGGTCGTCACAAATATTATAAAGCGTCTTGGGCAACAGATTACAATCTGCAGAACGATGTGATATATGATAGCCGCATCAGGTACCTACGTGTAATTGATCACTATGCGCATGATTGGTATAACCAGTTATCAAACTACGTTCCAGATACTTTTACAGACATGGCCCGTGATCCAAAGTCATATGGCGTCAAGGTTGCAATTATACCTATGTCCGTAATCGATGTATCCGTTTGGGGGCCCAATATCAATAACGGAGATAAAAAGTCACACACGGGGCGAGTGTGGCAAACGTTCAGATTTCACGACGAGAGTACTGTGTCGCTGAAATCGTATCAGTTCATTGATTGGAATACTGTCACCACGTATCCTGTAGGTTGCTCGGGTAAAACCACATCTCAGTATTTGGTAGTCGATGTGACCGGGTACGATAAACCAGGTACGATTCCATTCAATTAAGGGAGATGATAAGTAATGAATGTAAAAGATATAGACCTCAATATTGGCGAGGATTTCGGGATAGTTTATGCAGTTCAAGATGACAATGTGGATTTGACCGGGTTTAAGTCAGTATTCGCCATACGAAAGCGAGCAAGTGGTCCGCTTGTTATTAAAGTACAGGGGGTAGCATCTGGGAAGATTGCGACATTCAATATTTCCGGAAAGGATACCCTAGAAATCAAGTCCTTTGGTGAGCATGTGTATGATGCTTTTGCATATAAGGAATCGGAACCTAGCCGATATTACAAACTGGGTATGGGGGTAGTCAATATAATTCAGGATGTGGCCATGCATGATTAGAGGAGGAATGTATTATGCAAAACGAAGCTTTACCAGTAAGAATTGAAGGTCCGATTAAAGTAGAGGCGGAAGTAAAAGCAACCTTGGTAGGTGATAATGGGAAAAGTGCTTATGAAATTGCTTTAGCACATGGATTCGTAGGAACCGAGGAGGAGTGGTTGGAATCCTTAAAAGCGAAGATGCCTAACTTATCAGGCGTTGTTTCAGCACTTCAAGGTAAGAACGTTCTTATTAATAGCGGTACCCTTGAAGCAATATTAACTGCTATTGTCCATGCGTTGGCTGAACAGCCTTACACTCCGCTCACATTTAACGAACCAAGAAAAGGGGATACTGAAATTCGAGTATCTGGGCAAGATGGCTTTAAAGTTCGAGTGAGTGGCACTGCAGAAGCTGTTGAAATTCAATCCGGAAGTGCGACTATTAGAATTCAGCCTTATGGCACAGATGATATTAATCTTGAATATCTTAACCTAATCGATCATGTCGTTAATACTGTTAAAATCAAAGGTCTTATTGAATTCAATCCGGAAACGGCCACAGAGATTCTGCCTAAGCAGTTCTATGGCCGTAGTGACTTAGAGGGTGAACTTACCTGTCCGAACGTTGTTAAAGTCGGTGCATTAGCATTCGTTGGAACCGATCACAACATTATCAATTTGCCTAAGGCCACTGATATTGATAGGGATGCTTTCGCTAACAGTTCTCTTGCGGTAATCAATATCCCTGCATTTGTATGGGCGGGTGATAACCTTGATTTAAAATCTTATGATCTCATTATGGTTAATAAAATGACTGTTAGTGAGGAATCTCACCCACCGAGAGAAGTCATGATGCAGAAAATTTCATTAGAGGTCTACAATCCAGATCACACCAAGAAATGGAACCTTTACAGTGAAAAATGGGAGAAAGCGGAGGCCTAAATGGATGAAATTAGATTATTGCTAATGGACTTCGGCATCCCTGCCTACTTCGCTGACATTGGATTCTGGGTAACCCTGTTAGGGGTTATCTGGGCCGCCCTTCGGGGCTCGTTTCGTGCGATGGTGTGGTTTTTAGAGCATACCTCGCTAGTTGCGGTTAAGCAAGAATTAGATGACCATTTGGCTCGACGCATGGATAAGCAGCGTAAGGACTATGACGATAAGTTATCTGATGCTATCAATAGTATCGCTGATTTAACAAAAAGTAATCAGGAGATATTAAAGCAGTTGGTCAAGCTGGAAGAACGAGATGCAGCGAAATTTCATAGGCTTAATAACCTCGAAACCACAGTTCAGAGTCTGAGTACTGAACTGATGCATATCCAAGTTCTAAACAATATGCCAATAGGAAGAAGTATCACGCTCAGTACTGATGATATAGGAGGTGACTGATAATGAAATATCAAATCATGAACCGACTGAAATCAGCATATGGTGCTGTTCGTGTTGCTAATATTAGACCTACTGGAGTACTAGCGACACGGATTCTAGTACTTGTTATGCTAATTCCTATTTGGCTAGTCATAACAGAGTATGTTATGGCATTTGCTAGGGGTTATGTATCAAGTGAAACTAATAAGCTGATTGATGTTGGGCTCAATATTATTGACCACATATTCATTCCTAGTGTATTGACAGCCGTAGTAGGCTTCCTAGGCCTTTGGTTGGATAGAAACAATAATGGTGTCCCTGATAAATTAGAAGGAGGTAGTAATAATGACGAAAATATTTATAAATCCAGGTCATGATATTGACCTGGACTCTGGAGCAGTAAATCCTAACACAGGACGTCGTGAATGCGACGTTGCTCGTGATGCAGGTAAGTTATTGGCTTGTTATTTACAAACGGCAGGATGCGAAGTTAAAACTTTACAGAATGATGACTTAGGTCTTGTATGTGCTGAGTCCAATGAATGGGGAGCAGATATATTTGTATCACTCCACTGTAACGCATTCAATACACAGGCACGTGGCACTGAAACCTTGTTTAAGTCCTTTAACGGGCAACGCTTAGCGAATGACATTCAGTCACAAATCATCCGTAGCATTAATACGGTTGATCGGGGCGTAAAAGAACGGCAGGATTTATGGGTGCTAAACGGCACAGATGCAACAGCCGTGTTAGTTGAAATGGCATTCATTGATAATGATGAAGACCTAGCACTACTTAATAATGACCTTGATACTATAGTGCGTGCTATAGCACGTGGTATCACAGACTTCATAGGAGGGGAATAATGTATGACAAAATCAAAATTTTACTTAATCACCCTACTTACCGCTATATTATTATCGGTAGTATTGGGTTCATCCTCATCCTTTGCCTCGGATACATCTTCTACCAGCCAAGCGGAACTGGAACCGACTATCAGCGTGCCCGTGAGTCAGTGGAACGAATTGAAAAGCAACAACGAGAAAGCCTTGAAACAAATAGAAGCATCCAACGTTCCATTGACAGAAGCACAGACTATAGCCGTGAAACAGCGACAAGAATTGAACGAAGCCAAGACTACAATCGACAAATTAACGACCGAATTGGACAAAGCCAAAGCGGACTTAGTGAAGCAAGAAGTTACCTTATCAGAAATGTCGAGCTCTTTGATAGAATTGAAAGGTCAAATAGAGAACGACAAGAAAACAATCAAGAGATTAAGGATGCAACGCAACCTATCCCAAATACTGGGAGCGGGGGCGACAATCGGAGTAGTAATTCATCGATGACTGAGAGGTGATCCAAGCATCTCCTGAGCATGAGCAGGCGGA